ACACGGCGGCGAACTAAACGAATACGGTTTACAAGCAGCATATTCTATATTAGGAATAAGCAGCAGAGTATATGTAACTAGAGCCGATGTTGACTTGGGAGCAATTAATCCACAAGCAGACGAACCAACTGCTAATCCAGTATCTGGCACTTATTGGCTAGACACTGACGCTAGTAACTATGGCATTTTTGCATGGAACGGCTCAGCAGCAGGAACAACAGGCGGACAGTCATTTAGTGTACAACAACCTATTGTAATTACCGAAGCTTCAAGAATTGACGGAAACGGATTTCCTAAGCAAAGCGAAGGCGCAGTAGGCAGTTATGCAATTAAAGCAACAACTGATTTGCTAAAAGCATATTATAGAGTTGACGCAGCAACAGCAACAAGATTAGGAATTTCAAATCAATGGGTTGAGTTAGGTTCTACAAATTGGAAAGCTAGTTGGTCTGTAGTATCTGGTACAGTAAGTTCACCAAGTGTTTCAAATTCAAATGGTGCATCACTTACAATCCAACCAGGAAGCGGAGCAGTTGTTACAATTGCAGAAGCAGATACACTTGGTGATATTGTAACAGGTGGTAATACTGCACTAGCTGGTACAGGAATTAGTTTACAAGTTGTTGATAACAAGATTGCTATTTTTAATGACGGTTCAAGTGACGAAGTAGCTAACGTAGCAGACAGTGCTGGTTTAGGCGCAATACTTGGTATTACAGCTGGAGCATATAGATCACCAGAACTACAAATTAGCAAGCACACATCTGTTCCGCTATTTAAGACAGCAGAAGAAAATCGTCCAACAGGCAGTGTATGGGTTAAAACTACTGAACCAAATTTAGGCGCACGTTGGAGATTTAAAGTATGGAATGATGAAACAGAATTATTTGACGATGTTAATGCATCTTTACATTCAGATCATGCTACAGCATTATATAACTTAGATAGAACTGGCGGCGGATTTAATCTACCAGCAGGAACATCTTATGTAAAAACAAATGTTACAGAAGTAGGTGAGCCACTAGCAAGCTTCCGAATTTATACACGTTCTAAAAATGGTGCAACATCAATTACTGGGCAACCAAGAATTGCAGGATCATTTGGAAACGGCACAGTATACAGTGTAACAATTTCAGAATCAGATGCAGGAGCAACTGCATTTAATACAGGCATTGCAGTATCATTTAGTGGTACAGGTTCTGTATCCGATACTGAACTATTTGCAGGTGCAATTAACGGCGCAGGATTTGAAAATGTAAGTGCTGTAGTTGATTCACAAAATAGAATTGTAATTTCACATGCACAAGGCGGTGAAATTAGATTTACAGCTGATACAAATTCTACTATGTCCGATGCTGGATTTAGCGAATTTGTTGNAAACAGCCCAAGTACAACAGCACACTTATACACAGACGAAACTAGTGTATTAACTGCAAGTAACTGGAAAAAATCTACATTTACAGCAAGTGGCACAGCACCAGCAGCATTAGCAGCTGACGGCGCATTGTGGTACAGTTCAGTTGTTGACGAAGTTGACATGTTGGTACACAACGGTACTACATGGGTAGGCTATAAGACATTGTATCCAAGTACAGATGCTAATGGTCCATTAGTAAGTGCAACAGAACCAACTAGACAATCAGATGGCGCAACTAACTTACAAGATAACGATTTATGGATTGACACAAGTAACCTTGAAAATTATCCAACTGTATATCGTTATTCAAACGCAAGTTGGGTATTAGTTGACTCAGGTGACCAAACTACTGAAGATGGTGTACTGTTTGCAGATGCACGTTATGGTACATCAGGCGGTACAGCTACAGTTGCTCCAGTAGGTACAATTGTAGATCTACTTTCAAGCGATTACTTAGATCCAGATGCTCCAGACCCAGCACTATATCCAAAAGGTATGTTGCTATGGAACTTACGCAGAAGCGGATTTAACGTTAAGCGTTTTGAGCGTGATTACATTGACTTAACAGGTGAAAATGGTCGTGCAGGTGACGTAAGTATGTCAGCATACTACCCACACCGTTGGGTTACAGAGTCTCCTAACCAAGCAGATGGCGCAGGAAGCTTTGGACGTAAAGCACAGCGTAGTGTAGTAGTTAAAGCATTACAAGGAATGTTAAACAGTAATGATGATATTAGAGATGACGAATCACGTATCTTTAATGTAATGGCAACACCAGGTTATCCAGAACTAATTGGTGAAATGGTAAGCCTAAACTACGATCGTGGACTAAGTGCATTTATCGTAGGTGACAGTCCAATGAGACTAACACCAGATGCTACTTCACTTAATGAGTGGGGACAAAACATTCGCAAAGCAGTTGAAGATAACGACGATGGTTTAGTTAGCTTTGATGAGTACATGGGTGTTTACTACCCAGCAGGCTTTACAAGTGATAACGTAGGTAACAATGTTGTTGTTCCTGCAAGTCATATGGCACTACGTACTATTGCACTAAGCGATCAAGTTAGCTATCCATGGTTTGCACCAGCAGGTACAAGACGTGGCGGAGTAACTAATGCAACTGCAACAGGTTACATTAGTAATGAAGGCGAATTTGTAAGTGTTGCATTAAACGAAGGACAGCGTGATACGCTTTATTCAAATGCAGTTAACCCAATTACATTCTTAAACGGCAGTGGATTAGTTGTATTTGGTCAAAAGACTCGTGCAAGAAATGCAAGTGCGCTAGACAGAATCAACGTAGCACGTTTGGTTATCTACATGCGCTCACAGCTAAACAAACTAGCTAAGCCTTACTTGTTTGAACCAAATGATAAGATCACACGTGATCAAATTAAGAATGCAGCAGAAAGTTTGTGTTTAGAGCTAGTTGGACAAAGAGCATTATACGACTACCTAGTTGTGTGTGACGAGTCAAACAATACACCGTCTAGAATTGATCGTAATGAACTTTATCTAGACATTGCAATTGAACCAGTCAAAGCAGTAGAATTTATTTACATTCCACTACGTTTGAAAAATACAGGAGAAATTGCAGGGCTAGGCTAAAAAAATAAGCCCCTGAAATATGGGGCTTAAATTTGCTAAATACTTGTAACAGGAGAAAATATAAATGGCAATCTCAACATTATCAAAAATCACAGTACCACTAGCAAGCGATCAAAGTGCAAATAACCAAGGCTTACTAATGCCTAAATTGCAATATCGCTTTAGAGTTTCGCTAGAAAACTTTGGTGTAAGTGCTGACACAACAGAAATTACAAAACAAGTAGTTGATGTATCAAGACCGAATGTAACGTTTGAAGAAATTACTTTAGATGTTTACAACTCAAGAAGCTATCTAGCAGGTAAGCATACTTGGGAACCAATCACATTAAACGTTAGAGATGACGTAAACGGTAACGTAACAAAACTAGTTGGCGAACAGCTACAGAAGCAATTCGACTTTTTCGAACAGTCAAGTGCAGCATCTGGTATTGATTACAAATTTACATCACGTATTGAAATCTTAGACGGTGGTAACGGAGCAAATGAAGTAGGTGTATTAGAAACTTGGGAATTATACGGTTGTATGCTACAAAGTGCAAACTATAATACACTAAACTATGCAACTAACGATGCTGTTACAATTTCGTTAAACATACGTTATGATAATGCTATTCAATCACCACAAGGTACAGGAGTTGGTACAGCAATTGGGCGTACAGTTAATACTCTAGTAACAGGCGGCGGTGGCGCAACTTAATTTAATCTAAAATAGATTGCCGATATTTAAGGGAGCTTTATGCTCCCTTTTTTATTATGTATGTACTTAACTATATAAGATAAATACTTTTATGAAACTTAATGGATTTTTAGATAACTTTTTTAATGCAGCACTTAACCCTAGAGGCAATGTTGGTGACTTCCAGCATGCTCAAAGACTTTATGTAGACGATGCATTTAGACTAGCACCTAAAGTAAAATTTCTTTATTTTGTAAATTTTACTTTTAACCCTCTTGTATTACAACAATTTCCTAAACTGTCAAACAATCATACAGCTGAGTTAAACATGTTAGTTAAACAAGTTGACTTACCGCAGTATACCGCAGAAGTTTCTACAAAAAATCAATATAATCGAAAAAAGAATGTACAAACAAGAGTAGACTATCAACCTGTACAACTAAGAATGCACGACGACAATCTTGGGTTGACTACTATGCTGATGGAAGCGTACTATCGATATTACTTTAACGATTCAAATATAACAACAATTGAAGACAGTTATCATCCAAGAGGCACGTACCAAGAAGTAACAAACGGATTAAGATACGGGTTAGATAATAGTAGACGTTTTCCGTTCTTTAAAGATATAAAATTGTATCAATTTGCTAGACACGAATATACAGAATATACATTAGTAAATCCTATGATTTCACAATGGGGTCATGATACTATGAATCAAAGCGAGACAACTGGCATTGCTGAAAATGCTATGACTCTTGTATACGAAAATGTATTGTATGATAGAGGTGCAGTTGGCGAAGACAGTCCTGCAACATTTGCTACTACTCACTATGATAAATCGCCAAGTCCGTTAGGTGTAGGTGGCGGCGGAGTAAACAGTTTGTTTGGTGACGGTGGAGTATTAGGTGGCATTGGAAGTATACTAGGTGATATTAACAGCGGCAACTTTGGATTAGGTACAATTATTAAAGGAGTTAACGTTTTTAAAAATGCTAAGAATCTTAGCAAAGACTCAATTAAAAACGAAGGACTCAGTTTACTAGAAGGCGCAGCCATTAATGCTTTAAATAATACTGTTAACGGTGTACCTGGAACAAAATTTCCAAAAGCTTCAGGCGCAGGTGGAGCGTTAAGTACAACTAAAGCAACTCAAGCAGCATCTCAAGCTTCGGAAGAAACAACTAAAGCAAAGGTAGACGCTGCAAAAGCTGCAAATAATATCGGAGGACCATAACATGGCTACTAATAACACAGGAAACTTACCTATAGGTAAAGACGCTATAGCTGACGGTAGTGTAAAACAAGTATTCGATGCTTACTATGACCAACCTTTAGAATTTTCAGCAAACGAGGTTGATAGTACAATAGCATTTTTTCTCAAAAGAGGCTTTGATGAATCAGCTGCACGTAGTACCGGAAGTGCTTTACTAAGACAAGCAAAAATAGACAATGTACCAATTTTTAAAGTTTTAGATACTTTAAAAGGCCTAAAAGAAGTACAGCTTAGTGCTGTAGTAACCGAAGTACTAAATTACACAAGACAAAAAACTAGTACTTTAGGGTTTACTGTTCCGCAACCTGAGAACCTTGTAGAGACAAGGAATATAATTGCTTGAGTGTAGAAAGAGAATACATAGTTGTTGTACATCGAGGCATAGACTTACAAGAGTTTGATGCTGAGCTATCAGCATCAACTGGGTCTAACGCAATACCTAATCGTAGTGTTGATATAGCAAATCCACGTGAAGGGTCTAAACGTATGACTCACTGGATGCTAACTGACGAAGAAGCTCAAGTATTAGCAGACGATCCTAGAGTACTATCAGTAGAAATACCACCAGATCAAAGAGACGACATTGAACTTATTAGTAATGCATCTCAGTCAAGCAACTTTTATAGAGTATATAGAGGTAGTCAAAATCGAGATCCAAACTCAGTTAATTGGGGATTAAGACGTTGTATTGAAGCAACAAATCCTTACACAACATTTAATCAAATACTAGGAAATTACGATTACGCACTAGACGGAACAGGTGTAGATGTAGTAATACAAGACAGCGGTATTGATCCTAATCATCCTGAATGGGAAGACAGAAGCGGCGTTAGCAGATTACAGCAAATAAATTGGTATCAAGAAGCAGTGTTAGGTTCACCAGTACAACAGTCTCCAAATCATTATAGAGATGCTGATGGCCACGGAACACATTGCGCAGGTATAGCGGCAGGTAAAACATACGGTTGGGCAAAAGGCGCACACATTTAT